GTGTATGTGCAGTTCTTAGCACTAAAGTCAGTAGCGCATGAAATGGGGAAGTCTTATCAGTATACGCGTGAATTGCACAAAAAAGCCTTGACCATGTTTGAAGAACGGTATAAGAACCTTGATTATCTTACATAAAGTATGCAACAAACCTACAAAGAACCTACAATATAAGTTATGAAAGTGATTGAAAACCACACATTGAACGTGCTATTCTATATCATGGGAAATTGATTACAGATAAAAGCTTTTGCTTTTATCTGTAATTTTTATTTGAGCTTATTGTCTGACCGCTGAAAGGGTGCTAAAATCTCCTACCTTTCAGCGGTTTTTGTTTAGAAATGTGAGAAAAAGGAAAGGAAGGTGTTGCCGGATGGCAAAATTAAGTGATAAACAGCAACGGTTTGTTGATGAATACCTGATTGACCTGAATGCAACACAAGCAGCTATCAGGGCGGGATATTCGGTAAAAACAGCTAATGAACAGGGAAGCCAGAACTTAGCCAAACTTAGTATTCAGACCGCAATTGCTGAAAAAATGGCTGAACGGTCAAAACGAACCGGGGTAAATCAGGACAGGGTTGTTTTAGAACTTGCTAAGATTGCATTTGTGAAGATGACCGACATTGTTGACAATCAGGGCAGAATCAAATCTTCTGCATCTGATGATGACCTTTCCTGTATTGAATCCATGAAGTACAAAAAATCAGAAAGTGACACTGGCTCAATGGTTGAAAGAGAAGTAAAGATTTCACCCAAACTGAAAGCCTTGGAATTACTGGGTAAGCACCTGGGAATGTGGAATGATAAGGTGAATATAAATGTTGCAGTGCCTATTGTTATATCAGGTGAAGATTCACTTGAAGATTAGGTGGTGTTACCTATGGTAAAACAAAGGATTTCTTCACAACACGTTTTTGGTTACATGAAATATATACTGTACCCGGAAGATTATAGGCCCCAAAAGGGTAATAAGAAACAAAATGTTAAGTTGCCGGAAGTAGTCGGCAAGGGTTACGGTACATTCTGGCGGTGGAAAGGTAGATACAGGGTGTGCAAAGGTTCCCGTGCATCCAAGAAGTCAAAAACAACCGCACTATGGTATATCACCAACATGATGAAGTACCCGGATGCAAATACCCTTGTCATCCGTAAAACATTCCGAACTTTGAAAGATAGTTGTTTCACTGAACTGAAATGGGCCATTCACAGGCTTGGGGTTGATGCCTTTTGGGAAATCAAAGAATCACCCCTTGAATTGACATACAAACCAACCGGACAGATGATATACTTTCGAGGTCTTGATGACCCGCTGAAAGTGACCAGTATCACCGTTGAACATGGTTGCTTATGTTGGATGTGGATTGAAGAAGCATATGAAATCAGTTCAGAAGCTGATTTTGATATGTTGGATGAATCAATCCGTGGTTCTGTTCCGGCTGGACTGTTCAAGCAGATTACATTGACATTGAACCCTTGGAATGAACATCACTGGATAAAAAAGCGGTTCTTTGATTTGCCGGATGATGAAACCCTTACTCTGACAACTAATTACCAGTGTAATGAATTTCTGGATGCAGCTGACCGCAAGGTGTTTGAAACTATGCGTAAGAACAACCCCAGACGGTATAAGGTTGCTGGCCTTGGTGATTGGGGTATTGTTGATGGTCTGATTTATGAGAACTGGGAAGAAAAACTTTTCAGTCTTGATGAAATCAAAAGCATCACCGGAGTCAAGTCAGCATTTGGTCTTGATTTCGGATATACAAATGACCCCAGCGCATTGTTTTGCGGCATGATAGATCAATCAACCAAGATCATTTGGGTGTTTGATGAAATGTATAAGCCTGGGCTTTCGAATGAAGCGATTTACGCAGAGGTTGCCAGAATGGGATACGCAAAAGAGAAGATAACCGCAGACAGCGCAGAGCCTAAGAGCATTGACCGTTTGCGCGAACTGGGCTTGCTACATATTCGAAAAGCTCGAAAGGGTAAAGATAGCATTAATAATGGTATTGACTTCATTCAGGATTATCACATTATTATACATCCAAGATGTGTGAATTTCCTCACGGAGATCAGCAACTATACTTGGGATACAGACACTAAGACCGGAAAGCGGTTAAATCGTCCGATTGATGATTTCAACCACTTAATGGATGCAATGAGATATGCACTTGAGAAAGTCAGTGGTGGTGACGCATTTAGCTTTGATTAAAGGGGGGTGATGGAATTGGACTTTATAAATTCGTTAACACAGAAGGTGTCAAATCTAATATTGCATGGTGCACGTTCACGGATGACTGATTTGGAATTTCTGGAAAAGGAAATATCCAGATGGAGAGGTTCACCGCAGCGGGTCATGCAGATTAAAGGACATCTGTATTATGACAATGACCACGATATTTTAAAGCGTAAGCGAACAATGATAGGCGAAGATGGTAAACTGGAAGTTGTAGAAAATCTACCAAATAACCGTGTCATTGATAATCAGTATGCGAAGATGGTGAACCAGAAAGCCAATTATCTGTTTGGTCAGCCTGTTGCGTTTGAGTGTAAAAACAAACAGTACCTTGAACTTTTGAAAAAGGTGTTCAATAAAAAGTTTATGAAAACCCTGAAAAACAGTGGTAAGGCAGTATACAATGGCGGTATTGCTTGGTTATACCCTTACTACAATGAAGCTGGGGAATTTTCGTTCAGGTTATTCCCCGGATATGAAATATTGCCATTTTGGAAGGATTCAGAACACACCATACTGGAATTTGCGGTCAGGCTATACTTGGTCATCGGCTATGAGGGTATAACTCCTACCGTTATTCAGAAGGTTGAAGTGTATGATATGGACGGTGTTCACAAGTTCATTCTTGATGGCAGTTCTTTGATTCCTGACATTACCAACAATGAAAACCCAGATTCACCACATGTCACTATGGTAAGTGCAGATGGTGCGGTGACTGGGTTCAACTGGTCAAAAATCCCATTGATTCCGTTGAAATGCAGTGAATCGGAAATACCGCTGCTGAAAAAAGTAAAGTCATTGCAGGACGGTATCAATGTCATGCTTTCAGACTTTGAAAATAATATGCAAGAGGATGCCCGGAATACCATTCTGGTGCTAAAGAACTATGATGGTACAAATTTAGGTGAGTTCAGGAAGAACCTTGCAACTTTTGGTGCGGTCAAGGTCAGGTATGATGGTGAAACCAAGGGCGGTGTTGAAACTCTTGAAATCAATGTCAATGCTGACAATTACAAAGCTATCATTGAAATCTTCAAAAAGGCTCTGATTGAAAATGCAATGGGTTATGATGCTAAAGATGACCGCATTGGTGGTAATGCCAACCAAATGAATATTCAGAGTATGTACAGTGATATTGACATTGATGCCAATGATACAGAAACAGAGTATCAAGCAGCCTTTGAAGATATACTTTGGTTTGTGAATGCACATCTTGCAAATACAGGTCAAGGTGACTTTGAACATGAGGATGTAACCGTTATCTTCAATCGGGATATTCTCATTAATGAATCAGAAGCCATTGCAAATTGTCAATCATCCGTTGGTATCTTGTCGGATGAAACCATTGTCGGTCAACATCCATGGGTGGATGACCCGCAGCTTGAGTTAGGGCGATTAGAGAAGCAGAGACAGAAGGAGCAGGAAGAACAGCAGTATAATCCTTTTCGTCAACAAGGCGGTGATGAACTAAATGCCGAAGAATAAGAATGCCGAATATTGGCGAAAACGCTTTGAACTACTTGAACAAGCACAGAACAAACAGGGGGTTCAAGCGTTCGCGGAGATCGAGCAGCAATGTAGGGAAGCCCAACGGACACTTGAGGGGCAGATCACCGCATGGTATGGGCGGTTTGCTGACAATAATAACATCAGTATGGCAGAAGCCCGGAAAATGTTGACCAGTAAGGAACTGGCAGAATTCAAGTGGGATGTACATGATTACATCCGGTATGGTGAGGACAATGCAAATAATGGTGTCTGGGCGAAGCAGCTTGAAAACGCATCTGCAAGGTATCATATCAACCGTCTGGAAGCATTGAAGATGCAGACCCAGCAGACACTGGAAGTCATGTTTGATAAGCAGTTAGACACCATTGACACTGCTATGCGAAACATTTACCGGAATGGTTATTATCATTCAGCTTTTGAAATCCAGAAGGGCATAGGTATTGGTTGGGATTTTGCTACTTTGGACAATAAGAAAATATCCAAGGTCATCAACAAGCCCTGGGCCGCAGATGGAAAGAACTTTTCAGAACGCATTTGGGGTAACCGGCAGAAGTTGGTTAATGAACTGCATACTGAACTGACCAGAAGTGTTATGCTGGGTCAAGACCCACAAAAGGCAATAGACACAATTGCCCGAAAAATGAATACCAGTAAAAATAATGCCGGACGGTTGATAATGACCGAACAGGCATTTTTTAGTTCCGCAGCCCAACGGGATTGTTTTAATGAACTGGATGTTGAAAAGTATGAAATCGTGGCAACACTGGATTCCATCACTTCCGATATTTGCCGAAGCCTGGACAGGAAAGTATTCCCCATGAAGGATTACCAGTCCGGCATAACGGCACCACCGTTTCATGTATGGTGCAGAACAACAACAGTTCCTTATTTTGACGATGACTTTGGCCTGCCGGGTGAACGTGCCGCAAGGGGTGAGGATGGTAAGACGTATTATGTACCATCTGATATGACATACCCTGAATGGAAAAAAGCATTTGTGGAAGGTGATAAATCGAAATTGCAAGAAGCATCCGTTAATGATACAATAAAAGCAAAGGAACAGGTGAAAAATATTGCAGAGGAATTGAAGATTGAAAACTTCCCGGATGCATTCACTGCAAAAGCGGAAATAAAGAACACACAAGCGCTTGTGGACTACGTGAACGGTTTGGAAGGTGCTGATGCAAATGTAATTACCCTGTATAACCGTATGGGGAAGATGGAAAGCATTGAAGCCAATGGTATACCTTTCAAAATAAATCACGGTAAGAATTGTGCGATTCAAACATCATCTTATAATTTGACTGGGGAAATGGCTGATGTAAAGTTAACCATTCCGAGGTTACAGGGTGAAAATCTTGCTGGACAAGTAAACACCACACTCCATGAAGAAATGCATCTGATGGATTTGTATGGTAGGCAGGATGTGAAAAAATCAGGCAACTGGTTCAGCACAAGCAGAACCTCTCTTGTTAATACCATCAAGAATACATCATCAGAAATGAGTAATGACGTTGCTGAACTGTTTAAAGCACACGATGAACGGTATAAACAGGTGTATTCAGCAGTTAGTGCTGATTTCAATAAAAGAATATCAGAACTGAATGATTCTTATTTGAACGGTACTTTCCCAAGAATATATAAAGAATACCAAAAGCAATACAAGGCATTAAAGGCCGCTATGGAATTAGAAATTGATTACCAGTGCCGGAACATTATGGGGGGTGGCATTGGGAATCTTGAAGATATTTATGATGCACTGTCAGGTGGTCAGTATCGGGATAATTGTATAGTTTTATATGGCCATGGTTCATCATATTATAAAGGGGTAGAGAGTAGAGTTCATGAAATTATAGCTAATTATGCAGCATTGAGTGTAACAAGACCTGACCTGATTGATTTGTTGAGGGCTGATAAACCTGATTTGGTTACAGAACTTGAAGCAACGGTTTTAGAACTTCTAAAGAAAGTGGGTGAATAGTATGGTAGATGCAAAAATTCTTGACCGAATGAAGGAAGAATTGAGTGCAGAAGAATTTGCAGTTGAATCAAAGAAGATGCAGATTTTTGATTTACTGATGCAAGTTTCATTTCCACCGTTTGAACAATTCTTTGATTCAGACAGCGATGAACTGCTTGATGAAAAAATAGAGGTCTTGACCGCATTACACGAAGGCAAATCATTGGCACAGATACCCCTGTTCTATGATGTCTTAGAATTGTACCCAAAAGATGAAACACATTGGGATTGATAACACCGTCATATAGGCGGTGTTTTTTCATACCTTAACAAGTTATCACAGACTGTATTTATATGGTTATATGGCGGTTATATGAGTTTAGAAAGGGGGTGTAAAGAGCTTGAAGAGACTGTTTATTTCTCAACCAATGAACGGCAAAACTGATGAGGAAATTTTATTAGAAAGACAGACTGCTGTTGAAAAAGCAAGGGAACTAATTGGTGAAGAGGTAGAAGTAATTGATACATTCTATACTGACTTTTCCACTGATGCAAAGCCACTTGAATATTTAGCGCGGTCTATTGCTGATTTGGCAAAAGCAGATGTTGTATATTTTGCAAAAGGTTGGGAAGAAAAACGTGGCTGCAAGATTGAACACATTTGTGCTGTTGAATATGGTATTGACCGTATTGAGTAGAAAGGGTAAGGTGATCTAATTATCTTCCAGCCATGGGTTAAATGGCATCAAAAAGGCATCCGAAAAGGGTGCTTTTTATAATGTCGGGCAGACAAGACGTAAAACCGTGCAAACCAACTATTCATGTGTGAGTGAACACGTAGAAAAACGTAATTGAAAGGATGGTCATAATATGACAAGAAAACAGTTAGAAGAAATGGGATTATCAAAAGAGCAGATTGAAAGCATTATGAAGATTAACGGAGCGGATATTGAAAATGCAAAATCTGCATCTGCTTCTGAAATCAAGAATTTGCAAACGGAAGTTTCAGGGCTGAAAACACAGGTTAAGGATAGAGATACCCAGTTAGAAACCCTGAAAGCATCAACAGGTGATGCAGAAGCAATGAAGCAGCAAATTGCAACATTACAGGCTGACAATGAAACCGCCAAACAGACCCATGAATCAGAAATGAACCAGTTGAAAGTTGATTTTGCTGTTGAAAAGGCACTGACCGGGGCAAAGGCGAAAAATATCAAGGCGGTCAAAGCACTGCTTGACCTTACTGATTCCAAACTGGACAAGGACGGAAATGTCAAAGGGTTGAAAGAGCAGATTGAAGCATTGACGGCAGGGGAAGATACTAAATTCTTATTTGATGCCCAGCAGCAGACAACTACATTCAAGGGATTTCAACCGGGGGCTTCTGGTGATAATAAACCCGGTGCAGATGTTGACACATCGAAAATGAGTTACGATGAACTTTGTGCTTTCTTGGCAGAGAACCCAGAAGGTTCATTGGAGTAAAAGAAAGGAAGGTAATAGAATATGCCTAATACAAAATTTGATTCAAAAAGTTTTAATCCGGAAGCATTCCGGTACATGGTCGGTAGAGTGCCAAACTTGAAAATGAACGAGATTAAGAAATCAAGAGCACTTGCGGGAAATCCCGACATTAAAGCGGTGTTTGCTGCACAGAACGGTACCAGCTATGCACGTATCGCAATGCGGGGTTTGCTGGATGGTGACGCACTCAATTATGATGGTCAGACTGATATCACAGCTACCAGCACCAAGACTTTCGAACAGGGTGTAGTGGTCGTTGGCCGTGCAAAGGCATGGGTAGAGCGTGATTTTAGTTATGACATTACCGGTGGTGTTGATTTTATGCAGAACATTGCAGATCAGGTAGCAGAATACAAAGATGGGCTTGACCAGGATACTATTCTTGCTGTTCTGGATGGTATTTTCTCCATGACTGGGGTGAAAAACCTTGAATTTGTTAACAACCATACTTATGATGTGACAAAAAAGGTTGAAGGTAAGATGTCGGCCACTACGCTGAACAGTGCAACCAATCAGGCTTGTGGTGCGAATAAGAAGAAATTCAGCCTGGTGTTCATGCACAGTGATGTTGCAACCAATCTTGAAAACCTTAATCTGGTAGCGCACTTAAAGTACACGGATAAAGACGGAATTCAAAGAGAGCTTGACCTGTATACTTGGAACGGCAAACTGGTTGTCATTGATGACGATATGCCAACCGAGGAACAGGCTGGTTTTTACACCAAGGGGAAAGCAACGGATGCAGGGGTATTAGAAATTGTTGCTGATACTGCAACACCTGTTGCCGGAAAGCAGATTAAGCTTACAGACGTTACCCCGGTAGCAGATAGTTACACCACTCCGGCAGTTGGTGATTTTGTTGTTTTCATTGATGCATTCACGGAGTATACAACCTATGTACTAGGTAACGGTTCAATTTCCTATGAGGATTTAGGGGCAAAAGTACCTTATGAAATGAACCGTGACCCTAAAACCAACGGTGGTCAGGACACTCTTTACACAAGGCAGCGAAAGGTATTTTCCCCATTTGGTCTGTCATACGAAAAGAAAAATCAGGTAACCCTTTCGCCAAAAGATGAAGAGTTGAAGGACGGTGCCAACTGGTCACTGGTTCATTCTGGTGAATCGGTGGCGGCGAACAGAAGCTACATTAACCACAAGGCTATTCCGATTGCACGAATTAAGTCAAGAGGATAATTTAAAGGCGGTGATTACCATATGTTCGATGTAAAAGCGGTAAAAATGCGGCTGGAATCACTAAAATATGAGGTCAAGACAGATGATGAATTTGTCTTGACCTTTTGTGTTGAGAAAGTACGCAGCACTATCAAGAATGACGTTAATTTGAAGGACGTGCCGAAAGGCTTGGAACACATTGCCATTGATATGGCTGTTGGTGAATTTCTTCTTGCGAAAAAGACTTTTGCACCGGATGACCTTGTTGGCCTTGATTTGGATTGCGCAGTAAAGCAGATTCAGGAAGGTGATACCAACGTTGTGTTTGCCACTGGTGAAGGAAGTCTTACCCCAGAGCAGCGGCTCAATACACTTATCAATTACCTTCTTTCCTATGGCAAGGTTGAATTTTCGTCATATAGGCGGTTAAGATGGTAGCGGCGATAAGTGCAGCAAGAAAGGCTGCAAGACGGGCTATTGAAAGCACATATGAAGGTGTTGCAACAGTCACAGAACACAGGAAAGTAAAAGATGAAGTGACGAAACTGATCAGCTACACAGACGTGATTGTGTTGGAAAATCAGCCCTGTAAATTGTCATTTGAGACAATAAAGGCCACGGTTCAAAGTGATTCAGCGGCAAATATTTCACAAATTGTAAAGTTGTTCATTTCACCGGAGATACTCATAAAGGCTGGGGCAAAAATCACCGTCACACAGACAGGGGTCACCACTGATTATACCTATAGTAGTGTGCCGGCATTGTATTCTACCCATCAAGAAATCATTCTTGACTTATTTGAAAGGTGGGCTTAGAATGGCGAAAATGGGGCGGTTTGATGTACGAGGTCTGAAAGAATTTCAAAAGCAGTTGGAAAAGCTGCAAGACCCAGATGCATTTGTGGAATCGTGCGCAAAGGAACTTGCTGCAAGGCTGTTGGCTATGGTCATTAAAAGAACCCCAGTCGGACAGTATCCCAAAGGTACAGGGAAAAAGGGTGGTACGTTAAGACGTGGGTGGACCGGAAGCAAAGGGCAGTCATCCGCAAAAGGGTATGCGGAAGCATTGACGATTCACAAAAACGGTGACACCTATGTGATTGAAATTATCAATCCGGTTGAATATGCATCCTATGTTGAATACGGTCACAGGACGGCAAACCACAAAGGCTGGGTAAAAGGGCAGTTCATGATGACGATTTCGGAACAGGAACTTCAAAAGATTGCCCCAAGGGTACTTGAAAATAAAATCAAAAAGTATTTGGGGGGATGTATGAAATGATAAATTCAATAATTGAAGCAATCAGCATCAACCTAGATGCTGAATTTGGCTATGAACCGCACATGGAAGAAATCAAACAAGACTTGAAGGAGCCTTGTTTTTTTATTTCCTGCTTGAACCCAACTACTGAACTTTTCCTTGGGAAGCGGTATTTCAGACAAAACCAGTTTGTGATTCAGTATTTTCCTGAATTGTATGATAAGCAACGAGAATGTAATAACGTTGCGGAAAGAATGACTTGGTGTTTGGAAAATATCACCATGATAGGTGATGATAAGCCCATCCGGGGGACAAGAATGAAGTATGAAGTGGTTGATGGGGTGTTGCATTTTTTTGTCAGCTATGATTGTTTTGTTTACCGGGTGGAAGAAACAACACCGATGGAAACTATGGATGTAAATACCAACGTAAAGGAAGGTGATTGAAATGGCAGCAAAAAAGAAAGCTGATGTAGCTGATGTGGTTCAGAACACTGAACCAGTCCTTGAACCTATTGAGTTCAGCAAGGAGCAGATTCTTACATCAGTAAAATACCGCAATAACAGGGATTTGGTGGATGCCCTTCTTGACGAAAAGAAAAAGTACACTATGGAATCTGTTGACAATTTGATTGAAAATTATATGAAAGGTAAGGTGGAATAAATGGCTTTAGGCGGTGGAAGTTTTACTACACAAAATAAAGTACTCCCTGGGGCATACATAAACTTTGTATCGGCAGCATCTGCATCCGCAACGCTGTCTGATAGAGGTATTGCAACCATGCCCCTTGAACTGGATTGGGGGATTGAAAATGAAGTGTTTGAAGTCACCAATGAAGATTTCCAGAAGAACAGCCTGAAAATTTTTGGTTATTCCTTTGACAGTGACAAACTGAAAGGTCTTGGTGATTTGTTCCTGAATGCTAAAACCTTATACGCGTACCGCCTGAACAGCGGTGGCGATAAAGCGGCAAATGCGTTTGCTACTGCATTATACGGTGGGATGCGTGGGAATGACCTGAAAATTGTGATTCAGGTAAATGCGGATGATTCAAGTAAATATGACGTAACAACGTATCTTGGAACCGTGAAGGTCGATGTACAGACGGTTGCAACGGCAGCAGACCTTGTTGTAAATGATTACGTAACTTTTAAAGCTGACAGTGTGCTTGCAGAAACAGCATCCACACCACTGACCGGGGGCACAAATGGAACAGTTGCGGGAACTGCACATCAGGTATATTTGGACAAGGTGGAATCCTACACCTACAATACGATGGGTGTTGTGGTAACGGATGAAATTACAAAGAAGCTATATGTGGCATTCAATAAGCGGTTGCGTGATGAACTGGGTATCAAGTCCCAGTTGGTCATTTATAATTATGCTGCTGATTATATGGGTGTTATCAGCGTAAAGAACAAAGTCACTGATGCAGCTTGGTCAGAAGCATCCCTTGTGTATTGGGTAACGGGTGTAGAATGCAGTTGTCCAGTGAATAAGTCCTGTCAAAACAAAAAGTATGACGGTGATTTTTCTGTTGATACTGCTTATACACAGAATCAGTTGATTACTGCAATCAAAGCGGGTGAACTGGTACTTCACAAGGTCAATTCTGATGTACGGGTACTTGAAGATATTAACAGTATGGTAACCACCTCTGACACACAGGGGGATGTATTCAAGGATAATCAGACCATCAGGGTCATTGACCAGTTGGGGAATGATGATGCGGTGCTGTTCAACACTAAGTATTTGGGTGTTGTACCAAACACCGCATCCGGCAGAATGTCCCTTTGGTCCGACTTGGTAAAAATACGTCAGATTTTACAAGAACTTGGGGCAATCGAAAACTTTACAGATTCTGATGTTTCCATTGCACAGGGAGATACTAAAAAAGCAGTTGTAGTTACTGGTGCAGTTGAAGTTGTGAATGCAATGGGTAAATTGTACATGACTACAACGGTTAAGTAGGAAGGGGTGAAAAAGAATGCAAAATAACATTACTATGAAAGCACGTGATACAATCGCTGCAAAGTTAGCGGAATGCTTCCTGACCATTGGGACACGCAGATACAACTTCATGCAGATGATTGAAATGGAAGCCAAGGTTGAGAAAACAAAGACCCCAGTTCCCCGCCTTGGTGCAATTATGTTAGGTCATAAAAGTTGCGGTATGGAAGGTACTTTTTCTGGTACGGCACATTATAACCAGTCAGTATTACGTCAGGTACTGCTTGACTATAAAAACACCGGTGAAGATATATATTTTGAAATGCAGATCACCAACGATGATCCTACCAGCGGGGCGGGTAGGCAGACAATAATTCTGTATGATTGCAATACGGATGGTGGTGTACTTGCGAAATTTGATGCAGATGGTGAGTATTTAGATGAAGAAATTGAAGGAACTTTTGAAGATTTCTCTATGCCGGAATCCTTTGCAAACCTAACCGGATTTCTTACCAATTAAACAGTTGAAAACCCTTGTGTGGCTTTTATATTAGGTCATATAAGGGGTTTTTTATTATTCAACCAACAACAGAAAGGAAATGACAAAAATGTCGAAATTTAGCCAATTTATGAAGGCCAACAAAGTCGAGAAGAAAAATGAAATGTACGCACCCACTGATTCCTTAATGGATAAAAACGGCGAAGCCCTGAAATGGGAGTTCAGGCACATTGGGTCAAAAGAAAATGAAGCGATGCGTGATTCCTGTACCGTAGAAGTTCAGGTTACAGGAAAGCCAAATTTGTTCAGACCTAAATTGAACACCTCAATGTACTTGTCAAAGATGATAGTTGCATCTACAGTGTTCCCGGATTTGTATGATGCAGAATTACAGGATTCGTATGGAGTCAAGACTCCGGAAGAATTGCTGTATGCGCTGGTTGATAACCCTGGCGAATATTCTGAATTGTGTACATGGATCCAGAGGTTCCAGGGATTTGCGAAAACATTAGATGAAAAGGTGGAAGAAGCAAAAAACTAATAGAAGAAGGGGATGGGGAATCAAATTATGCTTACTATGCCCTTCATAAACTTCACATACTGCCATCTGTTTTTTTGGAAATGGATGAACAGGAAAAAGCGTTTGTTATTGCAGCTATAAAGATAAAAGTGGAAAAGGACAAGGAAGAAAAGAAAAAGGCTGAAAAGAAAGCCAAAAAGAAAGGTAGGTGATGGCGGTGTCACTCATTCAGACAGGAATAGAACTTAATGATCAGTTTACCAGCGTGATTTACGGTATTATTAATTCTGTAAACCTTGCGGTGTCATCTATGACTGATATGCAGCAGAGCATGAACGCTGATATTGACACATCCTCACTGGAAGGTGCAAGGGATGAAATCAATCAGGCAACGGCAGCCATGAATGAATTAAATGCAGTAATGCACAATCAGACAACCCCTGATGTTGCACCGCCTTTGATGCCTATGGTGGATAGAGGAAATCAAGAACCAATATCTGTGCCGGTTGAACCAATCCTTCCGACCCCGCTTGTTGAAAATCCTGAACCAATACGGCCTGAAATTCAACCTAATGCGCCCCCGGAACCTGTAGTAATTCCGGTGCAATGGGAATCGTATGAGGGGCTGGACGTGTTTGCCGGAACTGGTATAGAACGTTTTGAACAAGAAATTGCAAGCGTAAATACTATGTTGGAGCAATTGAGCAGTACACAAGATAGAATTACGCAGCAAGCGAATGAATCACAAATACTTTCCCCGCAGGCGATTTATGATATTCAGAACGTAGAAAACAGGGTTCAAAGTTTAA